GCTATAGAACTCCAATGTTCGTTGGACCAAGTGTGGCCACCATCATCAGACCAGCGCAATATGGCTTGGGGCGTGTTGCCTTGCCCATCGTTTAACCCAACACCAGTTTGGCAATCAAGTTGCATAGTGTGTTGAGCTGTTCTTTTTAGGTTGTTTTGACCTGTCGGAAGCGCGCGCCACGACCTTAGCCACTTTTGAATTTGGCTATCGTCAGCGTACATCTCTAAGTCAAAAGCATACAGTTTGCTGTTTTCGTAATCGCCAACAATGATTTCGTTGTTAAACGACATTTGGCAATTGCTGCGGTGGCGCTTAAACGCACCGTTAGACCAGCCCGCTCTTTCGTGCCAAGCGTTTGTCGCTACGTCGTAGACCCAAGTGACGTTTGCCGTAGGGAAGATTAGGACATAAAACGCATGGCCATCTTGCTGATATGTATACGCTAAGGCGTCAGACATATCTGAATAGTTTTGAATCTGCCACTCAACAGCATGTGTACTTACGCGCTTGCCGGTATAGCCTTCCGCACGGTAGACAATACCCCGACCACGGGCGTCAGCACCTAGCCAGAACAAACCGTTATCAAGCTTTGCCACGGAATAGGGTGCAATACACCCGATCTCGTTGTACGCGCCTTGGATGCGCTGGAGTGGGAAGTCTGCGCCGCCTGCGTTGTACCAAACCTCAACCGAGTTTGTTCCAAAGAGCCATGCCTCACGGTGGTCGATAATAAGCGACACCAACCCATCGGGCGAGCCTTCAGCACTTGCAAAGTCAAGCGGCTCAACTGAAGTGCCGTCTAACAATTGCGTAACCCAAACCTTTTGGCTATTTGGCTGGTTAAAAACAAAGTAGCCATCTAAATAACCAACCGTTACGGCACCCGCAAAGTCAGGATCGCTTATCTGAGCAAATACTTCTGTGTCTACGTTGTAGATGTAGCCGGCGGGGTTACACGCAATAAATATTTGAACGCCGTTATCCGCTATGGACACCGGCCCCTCGCCAGACACCGTACCTAACAACTTTACGACGTAATTTTTGTCTACGCTGTAAAACTCGTTGGCAGAAACCACATAAGCATACTCGCCTAATACCCATTCGCCTCGGATCGGGCCGGTGCCTACGTTTACCAAAAACCGCAAGCCTGGTGCACGGTTTAAAAACGCCGGCTCTTTCCCGCCTTCTGGGACAAGCTCGGGAAACAAGTTAACCATACGATTATCGGCAGCGTTAACGCTGCGAGCAACATACGCTGAACCAAGAATCGGGGTTTTCATATTAGTAGTTGCCGGCGAAAATATTGAAGCGTTGGCGCGTTGCGATCAAAGAATAAGGAATTGACATAACGTCGTCTGGGTTGTTGATGCGCTTCAAGTTGCGCTTGGAGGTCATCGCAACCCGCATGACTGTAGGCGATGGCTCTACGCCAAACTCAGGCGCAATCTCACACGCCAAGTTGTATTTAAACGCACGCAGATACCCAGGCGGGAAAGCAAGGTTAGTGGCTAGATTCGCAGGGTTGGTCAATGGAGTAACCGACACAATATGGAATTCCAATACCTTGGTAGGCACTGGATACACCGTCATCGTAATGTTCGGGTATTCCATGTTTACCCACATAACCTGTGGATAAGTCGATGTGACTGTTTTGACAGCAATACCGTTGTATTGCTGTTGATTGATTAGTTTAAGACCGTAAGAGATGCCAGACGACGGGTCACGAAAATAGGTAGAGTCATCAACTAAGATTGGGCGGTTACCTACAAAGTCACCGGTCGGGCCAAGCGTGCGTGAAATGGCACTAGGTGGCCAAGAAAAGATTTGATCTTGCGTAGAAAACACTGATAGCCGCTCAGTATTCCAACTATCAATCATTTGATTGAGCGCGGCAAGGGCGTCTTGCGATGTAGCTGCCGACGGCGTTTCACCTTCAGCCAACACGCCGAGTAAGCGCAGAGCGCCGTTAATCTGGTCATTGGCTGATGTGGCCATGTTTACTCCGAAGTTTTACGTCTACGTTTTAACGCGTTTGCTGGTTCCGCTACTTCTACTTCAGGCGTATCGGGATTGTACCGCACCCAACCGTTTGTTTCATCGTGAACTGCTTCCAAATCCATTGTAGCGATTTTGGTACCGTGGGTTGGATGTTTTAGATAAATGTGCATGGTTTAAAAACGGGGGCTTGTGGCCCCCGCCTTATTAAGTGCAATGAATAATTGCAAAGTTAAGAACAACAGCTTCAGACAAAGAGCCTCCGCTAATGTTACGCAAAGTAATTGTTGCTGATCCTGCTGCCATGCTAGACACAAAAGCGTTGTATGCGCCAGATGTGCCGTTAGTAACAGTCAAAAGCAACACATCTTTAGCCGAAATAGTGCTATTAGTCAACGTAAACGTCACGTTGGTAACAGTCGCTAATGATGCGCCGTTCATCGTGATTTGACCTGCTGACGTGTTTAGCGTCACACCTGTCGATTTGCTTGTAGCTTGAGTAACTGCACCTTGAGCGCCTGCGGCATATCCAATTTCTGTAGAAGCGTACATAGTAGTGCCCGCTACAGTGCTTGGCGTTGATGCACCGATAGGTGTGTTGTCAACAGTACCGCCAGAGATAATTTGATCGGCAAACGCTACACCAATGGCTTGTGAATTTGGCATAATAATTTCCTTTATAAAAACCCGCCCCGAAGGGCGGGCACTACATTAGCTAATGCGATATGCAGTCCACGATCCGTCGCCGGTCTTGCGCGCGCGGAAATGACCTGACGTTGCGGTAGTTACCGCAGCCGCGCCAACAATAGTCCAACCAGTGCCGACAGCCAAAGTCACTGAGTCTGAACCATCCGTGTTGATAACAAAGAAGTCAAATGCAGAATTGACTTTTTGTGCGCTCAACATATCTGCTTCCAACAAAGCGACTGTTGGCAATGTTAGGTTGCCAGCGGTGCCGTCAAAAGTAAACAGACCATTTTGGAGTTGTGCAGCCGTTGCGGTTGCGGCTGCTGTCAATGCAAGAGGCGCGCCTTGAACGAACATAATTGCTTCGTCAGTTGCGCCTGCGCCGACCTGATAACCGCCTGTGCCATTAGAAAGTGCCATGATAAATATCCTTAAAAAAAGTTACGAATGGGGGCCGAAGCCCCCACTAGGTTTAGCCCCAGAGACGAACCGCAGTGACAGCACGGATGGCTGCGTAGCCATACAGAACGTCAATACGGCAAGGGAGGCGGTCGTTGTTAATGTCGTACTGACGCACGATACGCAACGAAATACCGTTGTGAACTTGGCGCGAAGCCATGTCAACACCCTGTGGCAGCAACAGGTCAGCAGTCGCAAACGAAATCGCATCTTTGTGATAGATCAAGTTTTGCGGGTAGCCAACAGTAGCCGAACCAACCATTGTCACAACAGCGGCAGCAACTGGGAACGAGTTCACAGTAGCCAATGCGTTAGACGATGTGTACAGAGCAGGACTAATGCTCAGCGTAGCAGTCGAAGAACCAGTTGCCGCAGCAGTTACAACGAACTGTTGGAGGCTGCCGGTCGATTGACGTGTCTGTGGGTTAACAGCGAAAACACTAGCGATAGTGAAGACGTCGCCCACGTTCCATGTCTTGCTCGAACCAGTAAAGCTGATGCCTAGAGTTGACTGACCTTCAGTTGCGACGGTTGACGTCACAGTGATGGTAGTGCCCCAATCGCCGTTGGTGTGGTTAGAAATGGATTGCGACATGTTGATCTCGTCCAGACCCAAAATGCCTTCGCCCATCATGCCGTTTTTGAACTGGCGGCTGATAGTGCCGGTTGGGTTAAACAAGCCCTTCATACCTTCGACCAAACCGGCGTTGGCAGCGGGGTTAACCGTTGCGTAACGCTGATCCATTGGAGTGGCAAACTCGTTAAGCTTCTGGTTAGCTTGGAGCAGAACCAAAGAAGTTGCAGGCGTAGTGCCTGGTGTGCCGACTGTGTTGTAGATGCCTTTGTACGAAGTTGCAACGTCGGCATCAACCGAAGAGGCAAGCTGCGAGACGCGAGGCTTAAGAACACGTTCTGCGAAGTCATCCAACTGCATTGTCAGTTCAGCAGAGGTGAAGTTAACACCAATGTGTTTCTGGCTAGACACAGTCAGCGTTGTGAACTGTTCGTTGTCGGCCTGAACTTGCAGGGCGGCACCGTCAGTCACCAGCGCACGATCGGGCAGGCGGATACGGAGGGTTGAACCAATTTTGGCACCTTCAACAGCGAAGGAGTCATCGTACTGACGGTTGACGTTACGGGTGATGACAAGGTTGTTCTCAAGGATTTCAAGAGACTTCCGTGTAATCATGTCAATGGTTAAGAGTGAATTACTCATTTTGATTTCCTAAAAAGTAAGTTAGCGGTTGCGTAGCGCTTCATGCTTTTTAATCTGACGCTGCCGTTCAGCTTCGATCCAATCTGAGGTGCTCATCGTTTTGATAGAGCGTGGGTCAGTCGTATCGTATGCGGGCGTACCCGTGCTTCTTGCAGTAATCGGACTAATGGGCGTTGGCGCATTAGAGGTTTTCTTTACTGGTGGATCAGCGGCCAATTTGGCTTCGATCTTACCAATTTCCTTAGCTTGCAAAAGCGGTGATAAACGGGCAATTCGTTCAGCTTCTTTCGGATTAGCGCCTAAGTGGTATGCCACTTCGGGGCCAATGTCGGAAGATTGAATCGACTGAGCCATCGCTTCAGTGATTGGAAGATTAGGGTTGTAGGCGACTTGCTCGAAGTCGTCATACTTCTCTCTAGCCTTTTCCTCTCTGTCGTGATACGACTCTAAAAGTTCAGTCCGTTGCCTGTTCTGCTCTCGTTGTGCCAAAAGTTGTTCGGCTTTTTGCGCTGCAAGTGCATCTACATACGCATCGGTCGATTCAAACTGTTCTGGCGCTACGGGAGCAGATGTTGGCATTGGGGCCTGCGCCCTTTGAGCCTGCTCTCTTTCCCACTTACGTTGCTCTCTTGCGAGCCGTTTTCCAATTGCGGCGTCCAGTTCTTCCTGACTAAAGGTCTTAGCTGGCTGCTGTTCTTGGTCTACTTCCGGCGTTTGTACTTCAGATACTGGGGCTACCGTAGCTTCCAGTTCCGGCGCGGGCACTTCCGCTTGGCTTACTTCTTCTGACATTTTCGTTTCCTGAGAAACCCTGGTGGGCGCACCAGTACGTTAAGTATAAATTAAAAAATGTTATTCGGTAACAACCCAAGGTAGTGGTGTTGGTACTGGCTCTGGAATAGCTGCTTGTGCAATTAACGCATCCACTTCGGCTTCCATCGCAGTAACACGGTCTGCACCCAGTGCATCTTGCGTCCACAGCACGGCCTCGGACTGGGTAATGTCAGCGTAGGGAATGAAGTTTTTAGTGTCAGCGGGTAGCAAATTAACAGAATAAGTAACCGATTGACCGTCTTCAGAGATGGTGAAGTTGCTCATCACAACGGTATCTGGCTCTGGTGTATTCGTTGTTGACAAAGAATTGATTGTCCAAGTTTTCATAGTTGCACCTGTGGAATTGGAGTAACCGGAG